TTAACCCCAATGGGACCACACGCGCCCGTGATATTGCCGACGCCTCAAACGGGGCAATTGTTTCTGGCAACGCCAACGAAGTGACAGTGTTACAAGCAGATAAATACAACGATATGCGCGTGGCGCGTGAAACTGCTCAAGGCATTGAACAGAGAATGTCGTTTGTGTTTCTGATGAACACTGCCGTACAGCGCGACGGAGAAAGAGTTACTGCGGAGGAGATAAGACGCATGTCTGCCGAATTGGATGACGCCCTTGGCGGCACTTATTCGTTAATGTCTGAGACCTTCCAATTACCTCTCGTAAATCGCATTATTGACAGGATGACCAAACAGAAGCGTCTTCCTAAGCTTCCAAAAGGCGTAGTAAAGCCCGCAATTGTCACTGGATTAGAAGCGCTAGGGCGCGGGCATGATCTTAATAAATTAGATATGTTCTTCCAGGGATTAGCACAGTTACCTCCTGAGGTTCTGGCAAATTATCTAAACGTTGGTGACTACATAAAGCGGCGAGGAACATCTCTCGGAATTGATATGGACGGCTTGGTAAAATCTGAAGAGCAGATTAAGCAAGAACAAATGTCCGCACAACAAGCGCAGCAACAGCAGACGCAGCAACAGGGCATGATGGATATGGCTGGAAAAGCTGTGGCTGGCGGCACCGGACCGGCTGTTAAAGCAGCGTCAGACATTGGGCAAAACATTGACCCCGAAATGGCACAACAGCTGGCCGCGCAAATTCAAGAGGCAACAGGAACATAATGGCTGAACAAGTGACTGCGACCATACAAGAACCCGAAGGTAAAACACTAGAGCAAGAAGCCAAGGAGATGGGAATTGATGTCAATAGTACTGATCAGGATGGCGCAGATGATCAATCCCGCCCAGAATGGTTACCAGAAAAATTCCAATCACCAGAAGCTATGGCCAAAGCTTATTCCGAACTTGAGAAGCGCCAAAGCCAGTCCCCACAAACAGACACCACTCCTCAAGAAGCCAAAGAAGCTGTTGAATCTGCTGGTATAGATTTCCAATCTTTGTCCGATGAGTACGCAGAAGATGGTCAGTTATCTCAACAGAGCTACGACAATTTAGAAAAAGCTGGAATTCCTAATTCCATCGTCAACAGCTACATTGAGGCGCAGTCCGCGCGTACCGAAGTCGCTCAGACAAAAGTATATGATTCGGTAGGTGGTCAGGGGGCGTATGAATCGATAGTAGCATGGGCCGCAAGTTCATTAAGCGAAGCTGAAATTGATGCTTACAACTCTGCGGTGAATAGCAGAGACATGGCTCAAGTCGAACTAGCAGTAAACGGATTAAAATCACGTTATTCGATGAGCGAAGGGCAAGAGCCACGGACTTCTATTTCAGGAAATGTTGCGTCACCTGGCGGTGCCTATCGTTCCTTGGGAGAGCTTATGACGGACATGCAGTCCCCAAAATATAGGGACGATTCGGCGTTTCGGTCAGATGTAGAAAATAAATTAGCAAGAAGCAATATTTTAGAATCTCGAAATGCCTAGCCATCCTATACAAGTTTTCAAAACTAAGGTTTTCACGGAAGAACAGTGTTCTTCAATTATTAGAGATTTAGCAAATGTCCCAGTTATCCCCGGTGAAACTATGGATGCTGGACGAAGCTGGTTACATAGGCGTTGTTCTATCCAATGGATATCACGACAAACAAGTCTCAATTATATTTTCAATCCTGTTTTAGATGCAATGACTGAGGCGGCTGCATTCTTCGGCTTTCAATTTGACAGGATGCAGCCACTCCAATACACCACCTATAAGCCCCTTGGGTTTTATATGTCTCATGTAGACAACGGGCATAACGAAGAATCCGTATTAAAAAGAAAACTAACATTAAGCATCAACCTCAGCCCTCCTAAGTCATATTTAGGAGGAGGACTTAGTGTGCGTACAAACGATTGCCACCAAACAGATAAAACCCAAGGGTTAGCAACAGTGTTTCCTAGTTTCTTGTGGCACAGAGCGAACCCTGTTTTTCTCGGTAAACGCAGAGCACTAGTGGCGTGGGGCATCGGTGAGGAATCATTCAAATGAATAGAAATTATCGAAATGAGTACGACAGCTACCATAAGCGCCCTGAGCAAAAAAAGAACCGCGCAAAGCGTAATGCTGCTCGCGCTTTAATGATAAAGAAGAAAGGTGCAGGTGCCGTTTCTGGCAAAGACGTGCACCATAAAGATAGGAATCCACAGAATAACTCAGTAAGCAATTTAAGCATAGCTAATAAATCTAAAAACCGATCCAGAAAATAACGCTGCTCCTCTTCAGGAGGGCGTTCAGACGACGGTCTGAATCTTCGCTGCTTCAAATAACCGGACCATTACGATGGATAATCCTGTTTCCCGTGAAGTGCTTGAAGAAACATACTTTAGTTTAATTTTAAAAAGGATCGAAGCGAATGGCTAATGCCACCGTGTCACGCCTTGGTCTCGTTGAAGCAACGGGAACAGGTTTTGATGCACTTTTCTTGAAAATCTTTAGCGGTGAGGTTATGGCCTCGTTTAATGCCTCTACGGTGATGAAAGAACGAGTGCGACAACGTAATATCTCATCTGGTAAATCGGCTCAATTCCCGGCAGTCGGTAAAACTGTAGCGTCTTATCATTCGCCAGGTGCCGAAATTGTCGGTACTGCAATTAAGCATAACGAAAAAGTTATCACGATTGATGATTTACTTATTAGTCATGCATTTATTGCACAAATTGACGACGCGAAAAATCACTATGACGTAAGGAGCGAGTACACTACTCAGCTTGGGCAAGCACTTGCTCAAACGTATGACCGCAATCTGTTGTCTATGGCGATTAAAGATTGTGCCACCCCTCCAACTGCGATTGCAGATCAAGGAACGTCTGAAAAGATTGTGCAGGCTGCCGTCTTGAACATGGCAGTTGTAGCTGACGTATCCACTCTCGTCGGACAAATCTACACTGCGGCACAGAAGCTGGACGAAAAGAACGTTCCGCGAAATGACCGTTTTATATTTGTAACGCCAGCTGCGTACTACGGCATTGTCCAGAACGACAAGATCGTAAACCGCGACTTTGGCGGAACTAACGGTGTCTATTCTGACGGAACTGTGATTAATGTTGCAGGAATGCAGGTTGTAATGACCAACAATCTTGCGCTTAACCACCCGTCTGTAACCACTGACACTGCTGCTAACAAGTACGGTGTGAACGCCAGTAGTTTCCTGGCAGTGGTAATGCAAAAACAAGCGTTAGGTACTGTAGAGCTTTTATCTGTTAGTTCTGAATCAGAATATGATATCAGACGGCAGGGTACATTGATGCTGTCTAAGATGGCTGTTGGGCACGCTACTTTGCGTCCTGAGTGCATGATTGCTATCAAAAACGCTACCTCGTAGTACTTCGCCACAAGAGGCACCCTGGATTTATTTCTGGGGTGCCTCTATTTTTAATGGAAGTTTTCAATGACAGTCGTCACCCCTACTACAGAGCTAGAAGCAGTAAACGTTATGCTCTCGATGATGGGTGAAAGCCCCGTGAATACTCTTGAAGATGACAACGTTGTTGATGCTACCATCGCGCGTACTATACTTGCAGGAATAAATAGAGAAATACAAAGCTTAGGGTGGAACTTTAATACAGAAATTGGTTTTCCAATATTAAAAGATTCAGACAATAAGTTCGCTGTTCCTGCAAATACTGCAAGGGTGGACACAGTGAACACGGTTGATTCAAGCTCAGGTACAGACTTGGATTTAGTTCTACGTGGCAAGTTTTTATACGACCGTAAAAACCATACGTTCTCTCCAGACGCGACCAAAATTACGGTAGATATAGTGGTGCTCCTGGGGTTTGATGATCTCCCTGAAACAGCACGTCGATATGTCACACTAAAAGCCGCAAGAATATTTCAAGAAAGGCATTTAGGTGCGCTGGTTACCGATACCTCAAGAACCGACGAAGCAATGGCATATGCTGCGTTACAGAACGATGAAGTATGGGCGGGGGACTACAACATGATTAAAGATGACCTTACTCCCCAAAGCATTCTGAGGCGTCACTCGTTCACACGAGGTGCCTACTAATGCCACTTATTTCATCTTCTTTGCCAAACATGATAAACGGGGTGTCACAACAGCCCCCGCCCATTAGATTAGAAACAAGTTGTAAAGAGATGAAGAACGCATTCCCGTCAGTTGTCACGGGTTTGCAAAAACGGCCTAACACAAGTTATGTGTCCGCGTTAAACACATCAGTCACCATTCCCAATGACGCCGCTATACATTTAGTACAAAGGGATGACACTGAAAAATACTTTATTGTATGTGTCAACGGCGATCTAGAAGTCTACGATCTTGATGGGACAAAAAAGACCGTAAGTTTTCCCAGTGGAAAATCGTACTTGACGACAGCAACCCCAAATAAAAACTTACGGTTCCTGTCGGTTGCTGATCAAACATGGGTTGTGAACACGTCGGTGACTACCGCCGCCGCCGCAACGACAGAAAGCAGAGTTGATCCACGTACACAAGCAACGATCTACATTTTCCAAGCTGTAGCCAATAAGACTTATGCGATATATGTAAACAATACGCTTCGGGCAAGTCATACTACACAGACAAATGTATCGGCATCTACTGCATTAGAGGGCACCGACGAAATAGCGACTGCCTTAAAAAACGCACTGGTTACCGCAGGGTTTGCTGCGACTACAGAAAATTCCGCAGTTTGCATGAGCGGATTGGCTACTTCTGACAAAATCGAAGTGTCCGAGGGATTCGGCGGAAGGTCGATGCGGGTGTTTAAGGATGAGATACAAGAGTTCTCAAAGCTGCCTCCTCAAGATATCGATAACCGTTTAGTTAAAGTTCGCGGAGATGTTGAAGAATCCGGCGACGACTATTGGGTTTTCTACCTAGATAATGTATGGACCGAAACAGTAGGCCACGGCGCTGGACGAGAATACACAGATACGACAATGCCACACACTCTGGTGCGAAACGCTGACGGAACATTTACATTTGATAAAGACATTTGGAAAACCCGTTTAGCGGGAGATGATAATACTAATAGTGACCCTTCATTTGTAGGAGGAAAAATAAATGATATTTTCCTGCATAAAGGACGGATGGGGTTTCTGTCCGGTGAAAATGTAATATTTAGCGAAAACCAAGAGTTTGAAAATTTCTGGCGTACCACAGCTGTACAGCTTCTAGACACCGAGCGGATCGACGTTGCCTCCACTACCAACAGGATTTCTACTTTATACCACGCTATTCCGTATAACAGAACGTTAATGCTGTTTTCAGATAAGGTTCAGTTTGAAGTAACTCAGGGAGATATTTTGTCTCCGAAAACAATCGGCCTTGATGTGGCCACCAGCTTTGATGCGTCGATCAATGCCAAACCTACTTCTGTTGGTCCTAATGTATATTTTGCGGTAGACGGCACTGCACATGCAAACCTTAGAGAATTGTTTATAACCGATCAAACGGATAACAAAGACAGCTCTGAAATAACCATTCAGATACCACGATACATCCCTTCTAATATTGTAAAAATGTCCTCATCTACTACAGATGACATAATGGCTGTCCTTAGTTCCGGGGACACAGATGCTCTTTATATCTACAAATGGTTTATGTCAGGAGATGAAAAACTACAATCATCTTGGGGTAAATGGGAATTCCCAGCGGGGTACACTGTCCTAACCATGGAATTCCTGGAGCAAGACCTGTTTATTGTCTACAAGTCTAATTCAGGAGTTCACATTGATAAGCTGACGCTTTCTGAAGGGGAAGGCGTTGATGGAACACCAAACGATGTCCTATTAGACCGGCGGGTTACGCAAGCGGAGTGTACTGAAAGCTTTGACAGCGCAACAAATAGGACAACCATAACCGTCCCTTATATTGAAACGGCAACGTGGCAAATTGTAGAAAGTGACGGCACAATACCTCCGATAATCTCGCAAACTACAACACAAATAGTAGTTGAAGGAGATTTTACAGCCAAGTCTTTCCATATTGGTCTGCCTTACACATTCGAATACCAGTATAGCACCCAATTCCTGCGGGAAGGAGAAAGAGGATCACAGGTCCCTATTCAAGATGGAAGACTGCAACTTAGGTATATGTCTCTTTTATATTTAAATACGTCTCAGTTTGAAGTCGAAGTGACCCCTACTAACAAACCCACAAAGACTTACGCATTCACTGGGCGAGTTCTGGGCGCGAGTGGGAACATAATTGGCCAAACAGGATATGACACTGGTGAATTTAGATTTCCCGTATTTAGTAAAAATGACGAAGTAGAAGTATCAATTAAAAATGACACCCCATTTAACTCCGCATTCTCGTCAACAGAATGGGAAGCAATGTATACCCCAAAAACAAGAAGAGTATAAAATACGAGGCTGTGAAATCAACGATATATCGTATCTCTCTAACAACCTCAGAAAATCTGATATTAACGAACTATACGCAGCCTCTGGAAACGATGCGTTTACATCTGTTTTCGCAGGGGCAATGTCGGCTGATTATTTAAAGGTAGCTACTAAAAATAATAAACCTTTTATGATATTTGGGACTTCTCCAAACGGATCAGTGTGGATGGTCGGGACACATGTGTTAGAGCAATTTACAATACCATTCCTGCGCCTCAACAAACAATATGTCAAAGAACTCCATATAAAACACAAACTTCTATGGAACTATACAGATGTCAGAAACCATGTACACCACAAGTGGCTAAAATGGTTGGGATTTGTATTTATACGCAGGTGTCCTTACGGTCCTTTTAAAAAAGATTTCTATGAGTTTGCAAAGTTAGGAAAATAAATGTGTGATCCCGCGTCAATCGGTTTAGCACTCGCGATAGTAACAGCTGGCGCGGGGTTTGCGGCTTCCTCTCAAGAATCAAAGGCCAAGAACGCCGCTATAAGTGCAGAAAATTCTGCTAAGATGGAATCGGATATGCGGGCGAGAGTTTCCGCAAACGAAGAGCGCGATGGACTTGAAGATAGAGCCCGTATGGAAAATCAGAGAATACTTGAAGATGCTTACGAAAATGAATTGTCCAGCAGAGGGACAGCCGCTGAATTGTTAGTGTCGGCATCTGGCGCAGGGCTAAACCTCGCTGGCTCTGTTGTTGAAGCGTATGACGAACTTAATGCTGCTGGAGCCAGAAGTGAGCAGAACGCCTTAGAAGAAATGGCACAAGTTGGTAATCAATTAGAATCGGATAAACGAGGTATTAAAGCAAAAGAAGCATCTAGAATAGAAGAAAACAGGCTCATGCCATATCACTCAGGTCCAAGCCCGTTGGGTCCGATGTTAGAAATTGCAGGAGCGGGAGTTTCTTATGGGGATAAGAAGGGCTTGTTCAAGTCACCCACATCTGCCAAGACGGCTGCTTACAACAGGAATTCAAGTGGCCACACAGGAGTACCTTGGTAATGGCTACTAGACAAATTTCGCGGGACCGACAACGTATCCGACGTGAAATAGATGTCCCTGAAGTACGAGGAATGCGTAACCTCAGGACACCTGTGGATACGTTTGTACAAGTGAAGCCGCAATATTCCGCCGAGGTGTATAATGACGGTCAAGGGCTGAAAGACCTTAAACAAACTCTAGGAGTTGCTTCTGCGGAAGTTAAAATTGAAGAGAAAATCTGGCAAGACAAACAAGATAAAACAGATAAAGCTACGGCCACACGAGCGGCTCTTCTCCAGAAGATAGACGCCGGGCAGGTGCTGGATACTGTAAGTGCAGAAGCTATACACCCTGATAAAAGCGACATATGGCAAGCCTCGTATAATGAAGTACTGGGATATAATCATGCCACCCGTTGGCGAGCAGATACAATTGCTAAGTACGAAGAGAATAAAAATGAAATCGGAAGCTTTCCTGAATGGATGGCTGGAGAAACGCAAACTTATCTTAATGCGTTAGGAACAAACCCACATTACATTGCGGGAGCAACCCCTATTATACAGCAAGCATCTGCTAACCTTACTACTAGCCATGCTGCGTATCGAAAGAAGTACCAACAAGAAAGTCACAAAGCAAATATCAGCGAACAAACTGTTAATATACTTAACGACGAAAACCTAACTACAGAACAAGCTGTTAGTACAGCTTGGAATATTAGACAAACAATGTTTCGCGTATCAGGACAAACTGCGGGTTCTTCGCGAGCAGAGTTTGTTAAGGATATGTTAGCGTATGCTGAGGGGAAAGGCGGCGCACAAGGCATTAGTGTATTAACGGAGTTTTTAGCATTAAGTGACAATAAAAAACTTCCTCGCCATGAAAATAAAGATGGGCGGATTGTCAAAATCGCAAGCGGGCTGTCATTGTCTGAAGATGGCCAGGTCGATGCGGCTATACGTCGCCTACAAGATGACCAAATCCAAGATATAAAAGACGAATATACGGTTGGCAATATCACAAGAGCCAAAAACGACAGAACCATCCAATCCGACTGGTTTACTGCAAGAGCTGAACTCAGCAAGGATGGGCAGCCATATATTATGAACCGAAGACAGCTGAAAGCCTTCACAGAGAAGTGGGAAAAAGATAACAACCTTACCGGCGCAGATTATGACCAAGCTGCATTTCTTAGGATGGTGAATTCCGAGCAAAATAATATAAGAACAGCACTACAGGCCGAAGATAAATTGGCTCAAGATGGTACGCCTATAACACCACTTCAAAAAAATAATCGCACAACTAGTCTAATAATGGTCCTTGCTCAAGAGACAGAAGACGGAAAAATAACAAACGAAAGTCAACTCCGCGATAGGATTTTCGAAAAACTGAACAGCGCCGCGTTCGCTGGTGTCACTTATTCATCAGTTTGGACCCAAGTATCGAGCACTTTAAAAGGAAACTCGATAGAGGCTAAAATGAATGTTTACACAGAATCCATAAAACAAACTGCTGCGATTTTGGGGCACACTGAATTCGGCGACAGAACACACGCAAGTAGGGTTTTTAGGTCATCACGTCAAAGGCAGTTACAAGCTATACGAGAGACCCGCATGTCGGAAGGCAGACCGGACGATGGTACATTCACATACGATACGGTCGAGTATTCTCCAAGGGACCCCAGAAGTATGGATGCCCTTAATAAAGCAATTAATAAAAACGCGCTTATGAGTGTTGTGGAGACTGATGCCTCCGTTCGCCTGGTTGCAAAAGGGCCGAATCACAAAGATAACACCGACTGGAAAAAGGGAATAGCAGAGTATGGAGGAAGTTCTAAAGCAGAAATATACGAACTGTTAGTTGTTAATGGCGTAGTTGAAGAACCTAAGGAAGATAAAGTCCCAAAAACAGTAAAGTTTGAAAATCGGGAACAGGCAGAAACTTGGCTCGAGGAACAAGTTGCGAAGATTGAGGGAGGGATGAACAACACGATGCTGCAAAAGATTTATAAAGAATTAACAGA